ATTGAAGCTTATAAAGAACTTGGACCTAAAAAGTTTTCACAGCAAAAAACAAAAGAAGGTAGTCAATCTCAAGGACGTTCTAAACCAAAAGAATTTACATCACGTGGAGAAGAATTAAAACGTGGTGGTAAAGTAGCAAAACGTAAGATGGGTGGTAAAGTTTCAAAGCCTCGTGGATGTGGTGTTGCTCTTCGTGGTTATGGTAAGGCAATGAAAAAGGGTAAGTAAATGAAAGCTACAGATTTTATGGGACTAATTCCAGCAGTAGCTGGCAGAGCAGAAGGAAAGAATAAAGGATTTGCTATTGGACTTCTTCCCGGTCTTTTATATCGCAATAAAAAAGAAAAAGAAGAAGCTTCTAATCAAGCTGCCGAACAAATAAAAGCTGCAGATGTTGGAGTTGGTCGTGCTAGTTCTGCAGGTAAAATGATGCGTAAAGGTGGCAAAGTAAAATCTAAATCTTATAAGCATGGCGGTAAACTAGGTTGTGGCGCTGCTATCAAAGGTTATGGTAAAGGTCCATACAAAAAGAAGGGAATGTAATGCCTCTTAAAAAAGGCAAAAGCCAAAAGACTATTAGTAAAAATATTTCAATGCTTGTAAAGGAAGGTAAACCACAAAAGCAAGCGGTGGCAATTTCTTTAAGTAAAGCAGGAAAAGCTAAGGCTAACAGTACAAAAATGCCTAAGCGTAAAGGAGGTGGTCCAGTATCTAGCGTTAACGAAGCTGGTAACTACACTAAACCAACTCTTCGTAAACGTCTTTTTAATGAAATCAAGTCTGGCGATAAAGGCGGTAAACCGGGCCAATGGTCAGCCAGAAAAGCACAAATGCTTGCTAAACGATATAAAGAATCTGGTGGAGGATATAAATAAAATGGCATGTGAATGTAAATATTGTCCAGTACATGTATGGATGCGTTTTATGAAAGCAGTTACTGCTCGTGTAAAGTCAGTTGCAAAGGCAATTGCAGGTAAGTAGTTATGGCACTTAAAAAGCCACAGCGTAGTCTTAAAGCATGGACAAAGCAAAAGTGGCGTACTAAATCAGGTAAACCTTCAAAAGAAACTGGAGAAAGATATTTACCTGAAAAGGCAATTAAATCTTTAAGTTCTGCAGAATATGCAGCAACTACTAAAGCAAAACGTCAAGGTACTAAACAAGGTAAACAGTTTGTAAAACAACCTAAGACAATTGCAAGTAAAGTAAAAAGATTTAGAAAGGTAAAGTAACGTGGCACTAACTGATTCAGAAAAGAATAAACTTAAAAAGTACGGTCTGTCAGGTTTAAATAAACCAAAGCGTACTCCCGGTCATGCAACAAAGAAAGGTGTTGTTGCAGTACGTGACGGTGCAGGAGTAAAGATTATTCGTTTTGGTGATCAGAAGATGGGGCATAATTATTCTCCTGAAGCACGTAAGTCTTTTAAATCACGTCATGCAAAGAACATTGCTAAAGGTCCAACAAGTGCTGCTTATTGGGCAGATAAAGTATTTTGGGCAGGACCGGGTGGTTCAAAAAAGTCTCCACCTAAAGGACAAAAACTTGTACGTGGTTTAAAAAGAAGGTAAAATGGCAATTAACAGATCAAATATAAGACAGCAAGTAATGAAAGCACCTGCAAAGAAACAATCTAAAATAAGTGCTATTAAAGAATTTGAAAAGCTTACAAAGAATACTGCACGTAAAAAGAAAGCACGCCGTCCATAAAGGAAAAGAGAGATAAATGGCAACTAGTGGAACATATAACTTCTCAATGGATATTGACGAAGTTATTCAAGAAGCAATGGAAATGATTGGTGGTGAACAAACACTAGGCCATGAACCTAAGTCTGCTCGCCGTTCAATTAACTTGCTTCTACAGGACTGGCAGAACCGTGGTATTCTTCTTTGGACTGCCAATACTACTGTTGTTTCAGTTTCTACGAGTGTAACTGCATATGCACTAACTTCCAGCACTATTGACGTTCTTGAAGTTGTAGTAAATCGTGACGATACTGACATTCAAATTGAACGTATTACAATGGAAGAATATCTAAAGATTCCACGCAAGGGTCAAACAGGTCGTCCAACACAATACGCTATTCGACGTGATCGTGACAATCCAATTCTTTATCTTTGGCCTGTACCTGAAAACACAACTGACCTTTTAAAAATTGAACAAGTAAGGTATACTCAAGATGTAAACAAGTCTGCCGTACAAACAGCAGATATTTCACGTAGGTTTCTTCCTTGTCTTGCTGCAGGACTTGCATATCAAATGTCAATGAAACGTCCCGGTGTAGATGGTGGACGTATTCAAATGCTAAAGATGGAATATGAAGAACGTCTTGCTCGTGCAATGGACGAAGACAGGGAAAGGTCAAATCTTAAAATTGTACCTCGATTGAGAATAGTTTAATGGCAAGTACAAAAAGGGCATTAGCAAAATGTGATATTTGTGGGTTTGAATATCCTTATCGTAACATGAAGTTTAATAGTTACGGTATGCTTGTTTGCCCTACCGATTATGAAGGTGCATATGATTTAAAGAACCATCCACAAAATCGTGTACCCAATGTACGTGATGACGAGTTTATTAAAAACCCACGTCCTCCTCTTTATGCTGAACGTAATAAAGACTGGGAAAATGCAAACACTAACTGGGAAGAAACAGAAAGTTACTGGAACACAATATAATGGCAACACTTACTGGTAAACAAATTGCAAATAGTTACAAGCAACTTCTACAAGTAGGAAGTAATAATACTGGTCTTTCAGGAACTGTTCAAACTGTTCAGGACGGTAATGGAACTAACTCTGCTTTACAACTAAGTAATTCAGCAGTAAATATTAACGGTAATTTTCAGCTTAATGGAGTAACACTTACAGCTAATGCTTCTACACTTAATGCAGTAGCTGACCTTACAGGTGCAACAGGTATTGTTGCTGTAAGTGCAGGTAATGTTTACGGTAGGACATTAACAGCAGGTACGGGTGTTAGTATTACAAATGGAGACGGTACTGAAGGCAATCCTACTATTGCTCTTAATACTACTGGAGTTACTTCAGCTACATATGGTCCAGCAACAAATCTTGAAATTAATGCAGTAGGACAGATTGTAAGTGCAGGTGCTGCTGCTAGTGTAGCTGTTTCTGCTGTAACTGCCAATACATTTACTGGTGGTACTTTTGCAGGTACAACTGGTGACTTTAGTTCAAATGTTTCAGTAGGCGGTAATCTTATTATTTCAGGTGAGTTTAGTCCTGCTTCTCTAAGTGTTACTGGAACAATTAACGCAGCTACAATTTCAGCTACTGATGGAACATTTAATAATGTTGTAAGTGCTGCCTTCTTTGTTGGTGATGGTTCCGGCTTAACTAACGTACCTTCTGCTGAAGGTGGTACAATGAAGTTTGTTGAAGCTGGTACTGGTATTAAGATTACAGTGGATGGCGCAGTATCTTCAAGCATTCCTGTAAGCGGAACAATTGCTGTAAGTGCTGACCAAAACTTTGGAACTGTTTCAGTTAGTACTGCACTAGCAGTTACAGGATCAGCACTATTTGGTATTGTTTCAGCTACTAATATTGATACAGATGAACTTCTAATTGCTGGAGTATCTGCTGCTACAGTTAATGAAGTAGCTGCAGTATCAGCACTTACAAGTATTAATTTAGCAGCTATTACAAGTATTAATGCAGTACTGGATTCTGTAAGTGCAGCAACAAGTGTAAACAGTGCTGCCATTACAAGTATTAATATTGTACTGGATGCAGTAAGTGCAGCAACAAGTGTAAATAGTGCTGCTATTACAAGTATCAATGCTGTAGTAGCAAACGTATCTGCTCTTACTTCTGTAAATGCAGCAGCCATTACAAGCATCAATGCAGTCATTGACGGATTTGATTTTGCAACTTCTGCCGAACTTGCAGCAGTTTCTTCTGCACTAGCAACTAGTATTGCTACTGCAAATACAAGAATTACTTCAGTAAGTGACTATGCTGTAGCACTTTCAGCTACTCTTGCTACAAGTATTGGAAATAGTAACACAAACATTGCTGCAGTTTCTGTATTAACAAGCGTTAATCTTGCAGCCATTACTAGTATTAATGCAGTAGTAGATGCTGTAAGTGCAGCAACAAGTGTAAATAGTGAAGCAATTACAAGTATTAACAGTGTAATTGCAAACGTGTCTTCTACACTAGCTACAAGCATTGCCAATCATCTTCCTCTTGCTGGTGGTACACTTACAGGTACAGTAAGTGGTACGGACTTTTACGTAAGTGCAGTAGCAATTGGTGTTGATTCTCTTCTAGGTAAAAATCTTCATATTGGAACTGCTGCTGTAGCTGACATTGTAAGTCTTACAGACGGAACAAGTATTGCAGTTGACTTTAATGCAGGACAAAACTTTGCTGTACAGCTTGCAGGTAACAGAACATTGGAAAGTCCTACTAACTGTGTAGCAGGACAAACTGGTAGTATTTTTGTTATTCAGGATGGTACTGGAGGACGTACTCTAAGCTATGGCACAAATTGGAAGTTTGCTGGAGGTACCGCACCTACACTAAGTACTGCAATTTCAGCCGTTGACAGAATTGATTATATTGCGTATACTTCCACTGCAGTACAAGCAATTGCAACATTAGACGTTAAATAAAAGGAATACTATGGTATTTAATAATAATCTTCTTCTAGGTGCAGCAGGTCAAGGTGGTGGTTACGCCATCGACCAGTCAATTCGGTTTAATGCGCCAGATACTCCAAGGTTATACCGTACACCTTCTTCTACTGGAGATGTAAAAACTTGGACATACAGTGTTTGGCTTAAAAGATCAAATATATGTACTGGGGGAGGAGTAACTTCTTCTCAACTTTTCTGTGCTAGAGTTGACGGGAATAATACACACGATCTTGTATTTTTAGCCTCTAGTACAGTTGATGGAATTAGGTGGCAAGACTACGATACTGGTGTTGCCGAACCTGCATGGAACCTCGAAACAACACAAGTATTTAGAGATGTTTCAGGATGGTATCATCTTTTATTTGTAGTTGATACCACAGATGCAACATCTACTGATCGTTGTAAAATATACGTAAATGGAGAAAGAGTAACGGCATTTAATGCTGCTACTTATCCGTCTCTTAACTATGCTAGTGCTGTAGGCATAAACACTACTAATACTCATAACATTAGTACCAACGGTGCTGGAGCAAATCCTTTTGATGGATATATGGCCGAAATTAACTTTATTGATGGACAGGCGTTAGACGCTTCTTACTTTGGCGAAGTTAACAGTGACACCGGACAGTGGGTGCCTATCAAATACACTGGCAGCTATGGCACCAACGGTTTTTATATCACAGGTGCTGACAGCGCCGATCTAGGTGCTGACTACTCCGGCAACGGCAACGATTTCACCAGCAGCGGCTTGACCAGCACGGATCAGGTACCAGACAGTCCTACCGACAATTACGCAACTTGGAATGTAAACGCGCAAGCATCCGCAGCATCAACTGTTAGCGACGGCAACCTCACTTCTGTTGGCTCAAGCGGAACATATGCTTCACTAATCGCAGCCATTTTTCCCTTAACTAGCGGCAAATGGTACTGGGAATGCACACAGAGCGGCGCACAGCAATGTCGCATTGGCGTAGTTGCTAATTCATGGGTCAGCACAGCCACAGGCATTACGCTGGGTGGGCAGGCAAACGAATGGGCATATCGAGGCAATAACGGGCAGAAAGTAAATGCTGGAACTAGCAGCGCATACGGCAGCAGCTACACCGCTGGCGACATTATCGGCGTTGCAGTAGATGTAGATGCAGGAAAAATCTGGTTTGCCAAGAATGGAACGTGGCAAAATTCAGGTGACCCTGCTGCTGGTACAGGGGAAGCATTCAACAATTTATTTGGCACAATCGTTCCAGCGATTGAAGGATACAATGGCAGCGGCTTTGTCCTAAATGCTGGACAATTTGCTTTCAGCTATTCTGCACCGACTGGCTTTAACGCTGGCTTGAAAACTAGTCTTCTTTCCGATCCGACCATCGCGCTGCCTAGCGATTATTTCCAGACGGTGCTGGACACTGGCGCGAATATCAAAGCTACCTCAGAAGCTTTGTACACCGATCAGTTCGAGTGGATCAAGGATCGTGCCAACGTTAACAACCACCAGTTAATTGACAGTGTACGTGGCACCTCTGCTGTAATCTGGTCCAATGGATCGACGGCAGAGACAACTTATTCTACCCCTTCAGGAAATAGCGTTGGATGGGTCTGGAATCAAAATGGTACAGGTAGCAGCAATACTGACGGAACAATTACCAGCACAGTTGCGGCTAACACCACATCAGGTTTCAGCACCGTAACTTACACTGGCAGCGGTGTTGCTAACGACACAGTAGGTCATGGTCTGGGCATTAGTCCTGCTATGATCATGTGTTTTTGCCTCGATAGCACGGCAAACGGTATTCGTGTTTTTCACGAGGATTTAACTGCCGGACAATCACTGTATCTAAACACTACGCTTGCCGCAGGTGCTGAAGGTGATCGTATTGCTTCACCAACCAGCACAACCTTTACCGTGACCGGAACAGCAGCCAACAAGGTTAACGGCAGCGGCGACGATTACCTTGCCTACTGTTTCGCAGAAGTAGAAGGTTATTCTAAATTTAGTAGCTATACAGGCAACGGATCGACTGACGGCAGTTTCGTGTACTGTGGCTTTCGCCCAGCTTTTGTCATGCTAAAAAGTAGTAGTCAAATTTCTTCTTGGTATATGTTCGATTCAGTTCGTGGTCCTTACAACCAAAACAATAATTTTCTAGAGGCAGATCAGTCTGCCGCTGAACGTACAGATCGTTACATTGACTTTTTGTCTAATGGTTTCAAATTGCGGACAAGTAATGATCCAAACGCCACTGAAACTTGGGTTTATGCCGCTTTTGCCGAATTTCCCTTCAAAAATGCCAACGCCCGATAATTAAGGAAAATTTAATATGTGGACTTATAATGGAAAAACAATTAAAGAAGGTAAAGCTTGGACTGATGATAATGGTATTCAGCATCCTGCTAACTGGCATGTATGGTCAAAACA